TTTAAGATTTAAATCAAGAGTTAGTGTACTACCTGCTTTTAATTTTGTAGCTATATTTGACAAATTAAATGTCATCAGCGCATTTGTTGCTGTTACACCACCGCCTACTGGATCTACAGAGTAAGTAGTACCGTTTGATGGTACACCTATTGGCAGCTCTAAAAAGTCTACACGATTAGCCAACAGTTCAGTAGAAAAATCAATACTTATATCTTGACCGTTTGCGTTAGTAATATCATAACCATCAGTATAATTACCGAACATTAATCTATTACCCATAATAGTTTGACCTTTAGCTATTTTAGGTACATTATCATATAAACGTAATAATTCGTCAGCTCCAAGTTGTGAATAAATTTTACTGTTTGTAAAAGTAAAACTTTGTACAGTATCATCTGCCCACCCATAATCACTTTTCTTAAACCTTTCGATAACAAAAATACTATTAGTGTTAGAGTCTTTATATAATAAATCAATTTGTTTTACTCTGCTACTACCTGTACCAAAATCTATTCTAACTGCATTGTAGGAGTTAACCATACCTGCATTGTTAAAATTTTTGGTGTCAAATTTAAAATCTCCTGGTTGAAAAGCTGGATTAGTAAATAATGACGTAGCACTATATTCATTATCTAAGTATCTGTATCTATAAGCAAAGCTTAAAAACCTGTCCTTTAAATAATTTTCTCCACCAGCTACTTGTAATAGTTCAAGCGAAGGTGCTGGTAAAGGTGTGTATGTACTTGACCCTGTTTCAAAACCTGGTATTTTTACAATAACATTTAAATCTTCATCAACTATACCATCGACTCCTGCATTCGATGCAAGAGTGTAAGCTCGTTTTACATTTATTTTTCTTGGCGGATTTTTATCATCAGTAAAAAACAACAAGTCTTCTATCTTATTGACAGCGTTTATTAAAAACAATGGATCAAAATTTAGAGTAGAAGGGTTAGCTGCATTACCAGCTGCTGTTACTACATGGTATCTTAAAGAGGTTGTTTCTGTATTAAAAGAAACTATCATGTCTACTATACCTCCAGGCGCAACTGCGTTTGCTGGATCATGGACAAACCAATACATAGTTTCATTTGCGTCATCTGCATAAGCTCCTATACATGTTGCTTGCGTAGAAAGATTTTGATTTCCAAAACGTAATGTAGTTAATGGTAAATTACCACGAGTGTTTTCTACAGCACCAACCTCAGTAGTTTCTGTAGATCCCGGTCGTACGTTCATAGCATCAACATACTCACCAGGCGGTAGAAGTCTTTCATCTACCGACTTGTTCATTCGTCCTAAAATGAAATTGGTATTTACTAATGCCATATTACTTTATCCATTTATTCTGACCTCTTAAGTTCATTAAGAGTCTGCCAGGGTGTATATTACTTAATCTAATTTTTGCATTTCTTAATAAAGAAGATTTATCTTTTCTTGCTCTATTAACAATGTATTCTTGAACTCCGACCCTGCTATTTAAAATGGCGAATTTAATATAAGCATATAAATATTCTTCAAATAATTTGTTTACGCTAACCAGTGAATCATCTCCGTTTTCCATTCCATCAGCTATATATTCTAAAACGATAGATGTGCTTCCTGACAAAGAACTAAAGTTTATAACTCCAGCCGATTTATCTATTCTAAATGTAGGGTTTTGATTTGCTGTTTCTGTATTTAATCCAAACCTTGCACCAACACTAAAGTCAAAATAATATTTTCCATTAATACAACAGCCTTCTGCACCGTTAAGTGGACTGCCAGGATTTAAATAAATACTTCTTGGAGCTGATGCCATCTGTGCTAAACTTACTTCTGAATCCTGTGGTGATAATGCATTACCATCTTGATCAAATAAAATATTTGCATTGTTATCTTGTAAGTATGCTTCTGCAAAATTAGTTTGTATGTTTTCTGATAATGGAAACAATAAACCATCTTTCCATTGTGATATTCTAACCCAGTTTACATAATCAGAAGGTAATATAAATCTATGTTCATTACCTACATCTAACTGTAATATTTTTATGTTTTTCATTGCATCGTAATTCAACTCTTGAATGCCACGCTTTGCATGAAATAAAACTTGATACCTGCTTAGGTTGTTAAGAAGCTCATGGTTTCCAACATACATAAGCATAAAATTGTTTACTATGTCTTGCAAAGAAACATATTGATATGATCCTCTGTTAGCATCTTCAGGGTTGTTACCACTGTTATAAAAATATTGATATTGGTTTATATATGTCATCTTAACTTGTTTCTTGTGTATCTATAGATTCTTCTGTAACCCCAAAATTATAAACCTCTTTTTCTCTTATTTCAATACCAATGTATTGTAATATTTTAGCTACTAAATTAGGTTCATCAGATGCTGGTAATTCAAAGTTTTGAAAATCCGCAGCTGTTGAATTAAAAATCGGATCATTACCTGATGTTGTTAAATATGTCCAGTTTGGAGCTAACGGGTATCTTATGTATTGTGTTTGTATAGCACCTCCTGAAGTTATCGTTGAAGGATAAACAGTAATATTTATACCATCTAAAACATAAGCAGGGTATTGATTTGACGGTCCAGTTAAATTAGAACTCGTCAACATAAATATTTTATTTTGATTTACTCTTTCTACTTGAGTAATATTGTTCTTATCATATATACTATATGTTTCTGCATTTGCCATAATGTTTTGACTAATGACTAAAGTTGTGTCATTGGTAATAGCTGTGATGTAAGCAGAAGTATTATCTGTGGTATTAGTAATTAAATCACCTACCGCTACTGAAGTTGTAAAAGTTTGATTAGCATCAATCAGCTCATAACCATTTACTCCTGTTGTTGTACCACTTACCTTTAGCGTAGGATAATAAAAAACTTTATTTATTAAATAGTAATCAGCTGGTAATGTGTATATATTATTTACGTTAGCTACTGGTTGAGCTAAGTAAGCTGACACTGAAAAAGTATCTATAACTTCTTCTAAACCTTTTACTATATCCGCATATCCAGTACCTGATGTACGTGCATTTTCTCTATTAATCCAATTATTATATTGATAAAAATAATCCTCAAATAAATCCATTTGAGCTTGTAAACAATATAAATTAAAATCTTGAGGAGAAATGTATCCGTAATTGTTTTTATTAGCTACAGCTAATACTGTATTTCTTACTGAGTTTATCATCCATTAAATCTTTAGACAAAGATAACAAAAAAAAAAGAGGGTAATTTTTTTTACCCCCTTTCACTAAATAATAATGAGCTACTAATTAAGCTACTCCGATGCCGCTTACCGCTACAGGTAATGCGTCACACTCATACTTAACTTGATGCCATGGTTGTTGCTGTGCGAAAACAATAGAGTCTTGTAAATAGTCTCTCATTGATTCAACATTTGCACCCAACGTACCATGCGTAACAGTTACAACTTTAGCAGATGCATAAGTTATAACAACAGTAGTTGTAGACGCTTGTTCTAAAAGAATAACGCCATCAGCACTAACTAATTGTTTTTGCTCATCAGTTACAGGGATTGATAAAAATTTTGCCATGTTAATATAAATTTTATGGTTAAACAATTCTGTAAATGTACGAATTATTAATCTTTATTCTTTAAGCGTTTTTTTAGTAACTTATATGATTCTATACCATCATCACCTTGAAACCAAGAAGACATAATAAAGTAGTGATCTTCACCATAAGGAACACTTAATATTTTTTGTTTGTTCTTTGGTAAATTAAAATATACATCTTTGCCACTATTTTTTAGAACAAGCCAATGTTTACTAAAAAACTGAACTGTATCATCATACAATTCCAACATAGGATCATTTACAGTATCTAAGAAATCTTCTGGATCATTTTGTGCATAAAGTAAAATGTCTCTTCTTATTTCAGGAGTTGACATTTTATCAGCACTTGCTCCAATCATTACTCTGGCTACAGAATATAATTTATCGCCTTTTAAATCTTTTGCAATAGCTTGAGCTTCAATACCTCTTTCAATAAAAGATAAGCTTTGCATTGCATCTTTCTCTCTATTTATTTCTTCAAAAACTTTTCCGTTTGAAGGATGATAATATAAAAACTTTTGTAACACTTGATTTGATCTTGGCACTGCTAACAGACCATCTTCAAAAACAATAGGTTCTAAAACCACGTTACCATCTTGCTCATCTTCAAATGGAGATTTCTGGTTTTTTGCATACCTAAGCGGTCTGTTTTGTCCAGTATCGTCATCAAAAAATAATAAGGGAGATCTTCGTGTGTGTTTTGATGCCAGCATATATGCCAGCGGAGCCGAATGATTTTTTAATCTATAGGCTTTATCTACGTATTTTTCTTTTACTTTTTTCATTTTATTTAATTTAAATTTTAATTATAATAATTAAGGGAGGAAAGTAAATCCTCCCCTAATCATTGAGTAATATTAAGCATCTTGGAATAAGAAGAAGTTGTTTGCTCCTAAGACACAAACAGCTCTCTCAGTCAAGAAGTTTACTTCCATTGCATCTAATGAAGATGTTCTTGCACCACCAGCTGAACCAGTAATCCAAGTTTTATATCTTCTATCTTCAGTTTCAGAAGCTCTATATCTAACATGTAAGAAAGGTCTCTTAGCATTCTTACCTAAGATTTGGTCATATACTGTAGTAGAACCAGCTGGAACTAATAGTCCATTGATTGCTCCTGCATTTAAACCACCTCTCATAGTAGGATCGTTTAGATATTTCCAGTCAGACTTATAAAAGTCATAACCTCTTCTGAAGCCAGAGAATCCAAGATTCAATGCCATTTCTTCATCGTTATCAAATAGACCATATGAAGTACCGCCAGCTCCGTAAGAGTTCTGTGCAGCTAACATATCATCAATATCAAATGAGAAGTTTCTATTTACGAAAATTACATTTTCTTCGATAGATCCTTGCTTATCTAATCTTTGGATGATACTGTCAAAATCAGCAAGAGTCGTTGGATTACCTCCACCGAATACATTACCTCTTTGACCTACTACATAGAATACACCTTCAGAACCGTTAAGGTTTGCTGCTGATGCAGCTGCAGCTACTCCTTGGAAGTAACCACCTGCTCCAGACGCAGCGTCTGCAGGTACAGCTTCAATAAGAGCTGTTTCCATATAATCTTCAAATCTCAATCTTGTGTCATGCTCAGACTTTAAATACCATAGGTATCCGCTTACGCCATCTTCGCCTGATACTTCGATCCAGCCGATCTGTGCCATATCAGAACCTGATACTGAATACTTATCTTTAATAATAATTGGCTTATTGTCAAAGATTGAGCTATCAGCTTCAAGAGATCCGTCCATACCGTTAGTTCCTT